CTGCTGAGGTTTATGCTGCACCGCACACAATGGATGGTAAGAAAATAACTACAGTAAAATCTGCTGTTACTAAGCCAGGCAATGGCGTAGATCAGGTAAATATGTCTGTAGGCGGATATACCAAGAATAACGATCAACCAATTAACAAGCATGGTGAGATGAAGATTCGTGGTACTGGCGCAGCAACTAAGGGCGTAATGGCTCGTGGACCAATGGCTTAACTATGAACTACCAGCAGTTATCTGAAGCAATCCAAAGTTACGTTGAGTCTACAGAGCAACTCTTTGTATTCAACATCCCTAACTTTGTCCAGCTTTGTGAAGAGCGGGTGTACAACGCCGTTCAGATTCCTGCTATTCGTAAGAATGTTATTGGTAACTTTACCCAGAGCGATCACTATTTAGCCCTACCTGACGACTATCTAGCCTCGTTCTCCCTTGCTGTTATTGACGCAGACGGTAATTACGAGTATCTGATTGATAAAGACGTTAACTTTATTCGCCAGTCATACCCTAATCCAAGTGAAGAAGGGCTGCCAAGGTATTACGCGCAGTTTAGCCCGTATACCTACATTATTGGCCCAAGCCCTGATGCAAGTTACCAAACGGAGTTGCACTATTACTACTACCCCACTACGATTGTACAGGGCGGCTTATCTGGGTTTGGCACTATTACCCCTGGCTCTGGATATACCAACGGTACATATGAGAATGTGGCGTTAACAGGCGGTGATGGCTCAAATGGCACAGCTACAATAACCGTATCAGGTGGTTCTGTAACCGCAGTAACTTTAGTAAACCCAGGGTTTTTATATCTTGTAGGCAACTCTTTAAGCGCTGCTACCTCTACAATAGGGGGTACTGGAAGTGGATTCTCAGTGCCTGTAAATAATATTCAAAACGCAGCTGGTACTTCTTGGCTGGGTGATAATTTTGAAAGTGTTTTGTTGTATGGTTCGTTGCGTGAGGCTATCATCTTCCAAAAAGGTGAACAAGATTTAGTTACATATTACGAACAGAAGTACCAAGAATCCTTAGCATTACTCAGAGAATTGGGTGATGGTAAAGATAGAAGAAGCGCATACCGTGATGGACAACTTAGGCTGCCTGTACCTGGACCTGTTAGATAATTTTTTAGGAGCAAAAAATGGCAATTACCCAAGCAATGGCAACAAGTTTCAAGGTTCAAATCTTGAATGGTCAACATAACTTTTCAGCAAATACGTTTAAATTAGCTCTGTATACCAGCTCAGCTACTTTAAATGAGAACACAACTGCTTATTCAGCAAGTAATGAAGTAGCTTCTGCTGGCAACTATTCTGCTGGTGGCAATACTTTATCGGTTAGCGTAACTCCAACAAATACTGGCAACGTGGCTTTTATCTCGTTCTCAAACAGTTCTTGGGCAAATGCAACAATTACCGCTAACGGCGCTTTAATCTATAACGCTAACTTGGCAAATGCGGCTGTTGCTGTATTGGCTTTTGGTGGTGATAAGACATCGACCAACGGTACATTTGCTGTTAACTTCCCAACTGCGGACGCAAGCAACGCCATTATTCGTTTGACAGCTAGTTAATTAGGAGAGCTTTATGGCTTTGATTCTGAAAGATAGGGTTAAAGAAACTAGCTCTAGCTCTGGCACAGGCAATATTACGCTTGGTGGTGCATTTCCTGGCTATCAAACGTTTGACGCCGTTATAGCTACTGGTTCTACCGTTTATTACACCATTCACAATTTAACGGCTGGTGATGATGACGAGTGGGAAGTTGGTCTTGGTACGTTCACGTCCCCAGCTACGTTAGCTAGGACTACGGTTCTTTCTTCGTCTAATTCAGGATCGGCAGTTAACTTTACCGCTGGCGCAAGTGGTCTTGAGGTGTTTATTACTCAGCCAGCTGAAGAAGCAGTCTATTTAAACAATGCTACAGGCAAAGTTGAGATTGGTGGTAATGGCACAAATACTGTGTCGTTTACTAATATCAACACAACCAACTTAACTGCTAGCACAGTTACTTTAACGGCTGGAACAATTAGCACCAATGCTGCAAATGCTACGGATATTACAAACAAAGCCTATGTAGACGGTTTAGTTACCTCTGGTATTCATTTTCACGAACCTGTTTTAGTTGAAGAAGATATAGCTTTGGTTGCTGTATATGCCCAACCAAATGGCGCTAGTAACGGTGTAGGCGCAACACTTACAAATAACGCTGCTAATGCCGCTCTTGTAGTTGATGGTGTAAGCGTATCTAACACAGCCCGTATTTTGGTTTATGCGCAATCTAACGCAGTGCAAAACGGTGTTTATACAGTTACTAATCCAGGTAACGCTTCTGCGCAGTGGGTGTTAACCCGTGCAACCGATGCCGATACTTTTGGTTTGACTAGTTCTGATAATTTAGGAGAAGGTTCAACTTTCTTTGTATCGTCTGGTAATACAGGCGCTGGTCGGACGTATACATGTAATACAACAGGCACAATTACGTTTGGCACTACAGATATTACGTTTGCGCAGATTAGTTCTTCCCAAATTTATTCTGCTGGTACAGGTCTTACCCTAGCCAATTTGGCATTTAGCATTTCTAATACAGCCGTTACAGCCGCTACTTATGGCGATAGTGGCAACGTTGCTCAAATTACAGTTAATGCTCAAGGTCAACTTACCAATGCAGCCAACGTAGCCATTAATGCTTCTAGTATTACAGTAGGTACTTTGGCTAATGCTAGAACAACAGCTTCAGATGCTAATGGAGCAAACACAATTGTATCTAGAGACATTAACGGCTCCTTTGCTGCTAACGTAATTACGGCTACCACGTCTAACGCCACAACCTTTAATGGTACAACAGGTAACTTCACAAGCATTACTGGCAACGGCGTAGCTTTAACAGCTATCAATGCCTCTAACGTAACTTCAGGCACCTTAGATAATGCCCGTACAACAGGTAATACGGCTAACAGCGCAAGCACAATAGTTCTTCGCGATGCGGACGGCAGTTTTGGCGCTAATATTGTTACGGCTACATTTAGTGGTAACGGCGCTACCTTATCTGCAATCAACGCTTCTAACATCTCGTCTGGCACGATTGATAACGCTCGTACTACAGCGGCTTCTGCTAACGGGGCTTCTACTATTGTTCAGCGTGATTCTGGGGGTAACTTTGCAGCCAACACAGTAACGGCTGCTGTTATTGGTGATCTGTCTGGCGGCTCAAATATTAACGCTTCAAACGTTTCTTCGGGGACTATTGCAAATGCGAGAACTACTGCTTCCTCTAGTAACGGCTCTTCTACTATTGTTCTGCGCGGAGCTTCTGGTGAATTTGCTGCTGGGGCTATAACAGGCGCATCTTTCTCTGGTAACGGCTCTTCCATTACTGCCATCAACGCTTCAGCGATTACTACAGGAACTTTAGATAATGCCAGGACTTCTGCTACTTCTTCCAATGGTGCTTCCACTATTGTTGTTCGTGATGCTAATGGTTCCTTTGCTGGGAATGTAATCACAGGAACTACGTTTAGTGGTTCGGGTGCGTCAATAAGCTCGATTAATGCCTCAAATATCAGCACGGGTACAGTATCAACCGCTCGTTTAGGTTCTGGCACTCCGAGTGCTTCAAACTTCTTACGGGGTGACGGTTCTTGGCAGGTTGGTGTTGCTGGTCCTACTGGTCCTACTGGTCCTACTGGCCCGGCTGGCGGTCTTGGTCCTACTGGTCCTACTGGTCCCGCTTCAACGGTTCCCGGACCTCCCGGCCCTACTGGTCCTAATGGCCCTGCTGGCGGTCCTGGTCCTACTGGTCCGCAAGGCGGTCCTGGTCCTACTGGTCCGCAAGGCGCTCCTGGTTCTGTTGGACCTACTGGTCCTTCTGGTCCGGCTGGCGGTCTTGGTCCTACTGGTCCTACTGGGCCACCCGGAACTCCGTCGACTACTCAAAATGCCGTAGGAAGTTATGCTTTTATGCAACTAAGACCTTCTTCATCTGGTGGATTTGGGAGTAACTATTCAGTTGGCAGTGGTGGCAATCAAGTAATGGTTGGAATGCTTACTCCCGACTCCGATTCTACAAATCAAGGCAACGACCAAACGTTTGGCTGGAATTTAGGAACTAGTGGTATTTCAGGCACATGGAAATGGATGGGAAATGTAAACGGCGGTCGACATTTTGCGATTGCTGTTAGGGTTTCCTAAAGTAAAGGGCACAAGTGCAACATAAACCCATCTGGTTTCTAGGCAATATCCCCCAAGACCTTTGTGATAAAGCAATTGGGGAATTTAAGCTCGTACCTGCTAGATCAGCTTCTATGGGGGAGGATGGTGCGTTTAATAACAACTCCCACCGTAACACCACCGTGCGGTTTATACCACCAGGGCATTGGCTAGCTGCGGACATGCGTAGTTTTGGTGAGCATGCAAGCAAAGAATGTAAATGGGATTTTGACATCACTGGGAATGAAAACATTCAGTTTGCAGAGTATGCTGTAGGTCAACACTACAGATGGCACATTGACACTTTTCCGCTGGGGTTTCAAAAGTTTGACCGAAAAGTTACAGTAATCATATTGATGTCTGATCTCGCCGAGTATGAGGGTGGAGAGTTATTTGTGCGGTTATATCAAGACTATAAACCCGAACTTAAAAAAGGTTCAGTAATAGCTTTTCCTTCGTTTCTTGAGCATCAAGTAACTCCTGTAACGTCTGGGATTAGATATAGTGCAACTATGTGGCTAAATGGACCGGGGTTTAAGTAATGACCTTTGGTTTCTCGCCCTACGCAGCGGCGCCGTTTGCTGATACTGGTGAGCTTAGTCTTGGTATTTCAGTTCAGCTTACTGGAGTATCTGCAGTAGGTGTAGTTGGTACAGTTAGTTTTAATACTGATCAGAATCTTGATGTAACAGGCGTAAGCGCAGTAGGTACAATAGGTACTGTAACAATTGAAGCCGATGGAAGCCTTGAATTAGTTGGTATTAATACACCGTGCTTAGTTGGTACAGTAAACGTAGAAGCTGATAGCAATCTAGATTTGACTGGTGTAAATGCCGTAGGCGTAGTGGGTGATATCGATGTTAAGGCTAATACTGATAACGACGTAACAGGATTAAGCGCTGTAGGAGTTGTTGGCACTGTAGCAGTAGAAGGCGAAGCCGTTGTTGATTTGACTAGTGTAACGGCTATTGGTGTTGTTGGTACTGTAACTGCAGCAGCTAATGCTGATGTTAATTTAACTGGCGTTTCTGCAATTGGCGCAATTGGTAATGTAGTTATATCTGGCGGTGCAGTCGTTAACCCAACAGGTGTAGTGGCTATAGGCGTAGTTGGTGATGTTTCCGTTAATACCGACCAAATTATTGATGTTACTGGGTTTGGTATACCAACATTACTTGGTAATGTAACCGCAACGGCGGGAGCAAATGTTAACGTAACAGGTGTGTCTGCTATTGGTGTAGTTGGTACAGTAACAGTAGCTGCAAATGCTAATGTTAATTTGACTGGTGTTAGAACTGTTGTTAGACTAAATAGGGTCAATGTTTGGGGGCTTGTTGATACTGCGCAAACTCCAAATTGGACAGAAGTAGTAGCAGCTTAAGGATAAATTATGGCAAGTACATATTCACCAAGTTTAAAAATAACCCTGATGGGGGACGGGGACCAATCGGGTCTTTGGGGCCAAACTACCAATACAAACTTAGGCACTCTGGTTGAACAGGCGATTACTGGCGTTGTTTCAATCACAATGACTGACGCTAATTACACGCTAACTAGCTTTAATGGTGTATCAGACGAAGCCCGTAATGCGGTTTTGGTAGTTACTGGAACCAACAATGCGGTTAGAGACTTAATTCCGCCAGTTCAAGAAAAACTCTACACTATTGCTAATAACACTACAGGTGGCTTTGCGATTCGGGTTATTGGTGCTTCTGGCACAGGGGTAAACATACCTAATGGTGCAACATGTCTTGTTTATTGTGACGGCACTAATTTTGTTAATGGATTGTCTGGTACAACTGGTGACTTTACTGTTAACGGCACAGTAACTGCAACGGCTGTTAATGCAACTACTGGTACTTTTACTACAGTTGTTGGTGCAATGAACGCATCAAATATCACTTCTGGCACTGTGGCTACAGCCCGTCTTGGCTCTGGAACAGCTAACTCTAGCACGTTTTTAAGAGGTGATCAGACATATGCCGTACCAACATTTACTGCAAACTCTATCGTGACAACTAATTTTACGGTTCAAGAAGTTGGTGGGGCCCTTGTATTTCAATATGGTGGTTCTAATATAGCAGTAATGAGTTCAACTGGCAGTTTAACTTTAGCTGGACAACTGCAAACTGGCGGCAGCGTTTAATTTAGGAGAATAATATGCCAATTACAGTAGGCTCTACATCTATAACATTTAACGATTCAACTACCCAAAGCACAGCTGGATTAGCAAGTGCTGTTACCTCAGTTGCTACAGGTAACGGTTTGTCAGGTGGAACAATTACTACTACTGGTACTTTGACTGTTGCATGCCCGACTCAAAATACCGTAGGAAGTTATGCATTTGTTAATCTGCGACCCAGTTCTTCTGGTGGTTATGGCAGTAACTATGCTATTGGCACAGGAACAAATCAGCTAATGCTAGGTATGTTAACAGTAGACAGTACAGGAACAAATCAAGGAAATGACCAATCTGTAGGTTGGAATTTAATCACATCTGGCGTTTCTGGCACATGGAAATGGATGGGACATGTAAATGGCGGGAATCATTTTGCTATTGCTTGCAGAGTATCTTAATTAAGGAAAAATAATGTTTACACTAGAATACGCTAAAAACCCAATTTGGAATAATGAGGAACAAACTTCAATTTATTTAATTGTTAAATGGCAAGAATTTCAAGAAGAAATGCCTTTTACTGCCGTTCCTTGGGATATTGAACCTTGGGGAGTTGATTTGTTTAATAGTGCCGCCGCAGGTGATTTTGGTACTGTTGCGCCTTATGTAGCACCAATCCAGCCAACGATTAATTTTGAGCCGACACCAACTCAACCTAAATAATGAAAACTGAATACGCCAAAGGTCGAATCTATCCAGGTTCTACACCTGAATTTCGTCATTTACAAAAAACAGACGGAACAATCGAAATGCAGGTTAGATATATAAACTCTGCAATGGGCTACATGGGTAAATGGATGCCAGTTCAAACGGAAAAAGAAGAACAAAAGGAATCAGCATGATTAAAACAATCCAAGACTCAATGGAAGGTGGCGAATTTAAACCACGCCATACCGTTGAAATTTACTGCCCTAACTGCGGGCGTGATGTAGACGAAACCGAACTGGCTATGAAAGTATGCGGTGACTGTGGGTTTGACCTATCAAATCCTGAACAGCATGTAGCTATCGTAGTTGCTAACTTATCATCTGGTGGTCAGACGTTGTAATGTTATGGCTGGAAAGTTAAATGCAGACGATACGCTGACTAAAGTATTAGCGTATGTAGACTCACCGTTTAAGTTGTTTGCCATTGTTTTAATGGCGGTTTTTGCATTTACGGGATACATTATTTATGACCACCGAGAGTTAATTGTTGGTACGTACAAGGAAAGCCAAAAGCTACCTAGTATTAACAAAGACAGAGTTGACGAAGTAGCAGTTCATTTGTTTAAAACGACTGATGCAACTGTAGTAACAATATTTAATGTTAATCCGTTGCTTGCCACTCGAATACAGTACCGTGCTTACACAACGAACGGTCGGGATAAAACAAACGATGGTTTAGATGTAGGGTTGTTTACAAGTAATCAAGCAAATAACCAAGATGTAGTAGCTTTAATGGCTGGCAATATACCGTGTGGTGAATACAAAACGGCCCAGTCAGAAATTGGATTGTGGTATTTAGAAAAGGGAATGCGGTATGGTTGCAGAATTAGTGTGCCGCCTGATCCTAGTAAATTTGTAGGGCAGATTACGGTTGGCTGGGAAAAACAACCAGCAGATTTAGAACAAACAAAAGCAATGCTTTTTATTGCAGCAACTATGTTATCGAGGAAAAAATAATGTTAGGACTAGACACCATTGTTGGCGTTGGAATGAAGCTGATTGACAAGCTAATTCCTGACCCAGCTGCTAAAGCACAAGCCCAGTTAGAACTAGCCAAACTTGCACAAGACGGCAAACTAGCTGAAATACAAGCTGATACCGCAGAATCGCAAGAAGTCACCAAACGGGCGCAAGCGGATATGGCTAGTGATAGCTGGTTATCCAAGAACATTCGCCCCATGACTCTAATCTTTATTCTGGTTGTGTACACCGCCTTTGCAGGTATGAGTGCAGCCGATGTTGAAGTTAATAATAATTACGTAGAACTGCTTGGGCAGTGGGGTATGCTAATTATGTCGTTCTACTTTGGCGGACGCACCCTTGAAAAGATTATGGACATGAAGGCAAAAGAAAAAATAGCCGAGGCGGAGCTAAAAGATGCAAAGTAATTTTGAACTGTGCCTAAAGAAGATGCTTGCCCACGAGGGAGGCTACGTTCACCACGAAAAAGATCCTGGAGGACGCACTAATTTAGGAGTTACGCAGCGGGTATGGGAAGAATGGGTAGGTCACGAGGTTGACGAGAAACAGATGCGGGCGCTTACCCCTGAAACCGTTGCACCACTTTATAAAAGGAAGTACTGGGATGCTTGCCGAGCTGATGAGCTTGTGGATGGTGTTGACTACTGCGTTTTTGACGTCGCTGTTAATTCGGGCCCAGGGCGAGCCATTAAGTTTTTGCAGTCGTGTGTTGGTGTTACTGTTGATGGTGGTTTTGGGCCTGCTACTATGGCTGCCGTAGAAAAAGCCGAGGAAGACCCAGCTAGACTAGTAGAACTGTATTGCGCTAAACGGCTAGAGTTCTTACAATCACTTAAGACCTTTGAAACTTTCGGTAAGGGCTGGTCAAGGCGCGTTGCCGAGGTCAAAGAAGAAGCACTCAAAATGTTAGGGTAAACCCCATGCCGTTACAGAAGTTACAGTTTCGTCCAGGAATTAACCGAGAAGGCACTGACTACTCCAACGAGGGTGGTTACTTCGACTGTGACAAGGTGCGCTTTCGTTCTGGTTTTCCTGAAAAGATTGGTGGCTGGACTCGGATGGCAAATGCCCAGTTTCTGGGATATGCCCGTGCGCTATGGAATTGGGTTGCGTTAAACAGTTCTAACTTTCTTGGTGTTGGTACTGAGGTTAAATACTACATTGAGCAAGGCGGTACATACAATGACATTACGCCTGTTGTGTTTACCTCCGCAAACGTGGCTAATGCGTTTACTATTACTAGCGGGTCAAACGTACTTACGGTAGTTGATTCTTCCTACCAGCCAAACGTAGGTGATTATTTAACCATCTCAAATGCAGCCACAATCAGCACTAGCAACATAACTGCTGCGGTTTTAAATCAAGAATACTCAATTACGACTAGGATTAACACTACAGCGTACACCGTAACAATGAGTGTTACAGCCAACCTTTCTGCAACTGGCGGGGGATCGGCTACTGATATTGCTTACCAACAACCAACAGGGTTAAATACCTACACCATAGGTACGGGGTGGGGTGCAGGTCCTTGGCCTGTTACAGGCATAACAACTAGCTTAACTGATCCTTTTACTACAACTAACGGCAGTAATTCTGTCGTAGTAACTCAAACAGCACACAATTTAGCTAATGGACAAGCAGTTATTTTTGCTAACGCTACGGCAACAGGCGGCGTTTCAGCAGTGCTTTTAAATACTTTGTTTTACCCTTCAGTTGTTAACGCCAACGCATATTCCATCACGGTTCAAATTAATGCTAATGCTTCTGTAACAGGGGGCGGTAACGTCATTGCCTATACTGAAACAGGTACTCATGGTTGGGGTGAAGGATTTACGTCAGGTATTGGGCAGCAGTTACGGCTTTGGACTAATGATAATTTTGGGCAAGATTTGCTAATTGCCCCTCGTGGGGGTTCTGTTTTCTACTGGGAGGCTGCGCTTGGCACTCAAACCCGTGCTCAACCACTATCTACTTTATCTACCGCTGCTGGGTTTGACGGCACACGGGTTCCTAATCAAACTTTGCAGATTGTAGCTTCGGCTATTCAGCGATTTGTCATCTGTTTTGGTGCTAATCCATATGATCCAAATACAGCAAGTACTACTTTTGACCCAATGTTGGCGCGTTGGTCAGACCAAGAAAACCCCTATGAATGGGTGCCAGCAGTAACAAATCAATCAGGCGAGTTTAGGCTGTCTAGTGGTTCATTTATTATGGGCGCTCGTAATACCCGTCAAGAAATCTTGGTATGGACAGACGCTGCTATTTACTCCATGCAATACCTAGGACCTCCCTATGTTTGGGGTTTCCAAATTCTCATGGATAACATATCCGTTATGTCTCCAAACTCTATGATTACGGTAAATAACGTAACGTATTGGATGGGTGTTGATAAGTTCTACATGTACTCAGGCCGAGTAGAAACCCTACCTTGCTCGCTTTGGCAGTACACCTTTGAAGATATTAATAAAGAACAAGCCTTCCAAGTATTCTGCGGCGGTAACGAAAGCTACAACGAAATATGGTGGTTCTACTGTTCACAAGGCTCAAACGACATTAATAAGTACGTGATTTACAACTATTTAGAACGCTCTTGGTACTACGGCACTATGGCTAGAACGGCTTGGCTAGACTCTGGTTTACGCCAATACCCAATGGCTGCTGACTACAATAGTCGGATGTTGTTCCACGAGGCTGCTGTAGATGATGTATCGGGTATAGCCCCTGTGCCAATTAATTCCTATGTTCAGTCTTCGGACTTTGATATTGGGGATGGGCATAACTTTGGCTTTGTGTGGCGTATCCTGCCTGACGTTAACTTTAACGGCTCAAACGTTAATAACCCATACGTTACGATGCGGGTTAAACCCCGTCAAAACTCTGGAGCGCCCTATGGCGCGGCAGATAACCCAGAGGTAATCAGTGGAGATAACTTTTCTACCGCCCCTACATATAACGTTCAAGAGTTTACTGGGCAAGTCTATACCCGCCTACGGGGTCGTCAGCTTGCCTTTAGGATTGAGTCAGATTCATTGGGCGTGGCATGGCAGTTAGGTAGTCCGCGGATTGATATTCGTAATGACGGCAGGCGTTAATGGCACAAGTCCCACTTCGCCCCTCTAAAGCTCCTAATTTACTGATTGCGCCAGTAGAGTACCGTCAGCTTTATCAAGACCAGATGAATAACGCTTTGCGCCTGTACTTTAACCAAGTTGACAACTTTACTCAAAACGTTACGGTTCCTGCTTCGGGTACTACGGCAAATAGACCTACGGAAAATCTACAGGTTGGGCAGTATTACTTTGATACAAGCCTTGGGTATCCAATCTATTGGAATGGCTCAGATTGGGTAAATGCCCTTGGAGAGCCTTTGATCTTCTTAACAGGCGTAAAAACAGTAGGAAGAGTTGGTACTGTAACGGTTACAACTGTCTAACAACATGATAAAGTACTACTTAAATTAGGCGAGGTATATCTTATGGGAACCGGTGTAGGCGAGGCAATGTTAATTGGTGCTGCTGTCGGAGCTACGGCAGGTGGCGCTGGTGCGGCTATTCAAGGCGGTGATCCTCTGCAAGGCGCCCTTTTAGGTGGCGCTATGGGCGCTGCTGGAGGTGGTTTAGGTGCTTTCCCTGCTGCTGCGGCCCCCGTTGCTGGTGGAGCTGCTGGTGGAGCTGCTGGTGGAGCTGCTGGTGGAGCTGCTGGTGGAGCTGCTGGTACAGGTGCTGTTATTGGGGCTGAAGCTGGTGCGGCTACTACGTTTGTACCTTCTAGCACGGGGTTAATGGCGCTTCCTGGAGAAGCTGGTATTGCCGCTTTACCTTCTGCAACCGGGGTTGGAGCTACTTCTCCATTTGTAACTTCTAGTACAGGACTTTCTGTATTACCTGGAGAAGCTGGTACAGCCGCCTTGTCACCCTCTACTGTAGCCCCTAAACCAAATATTTTTGGGTACCTTCCTGGAGAAAAAGGATTTATATCTAATACTGGATTAGCTACCATTGGTGGTACTTCCGCCCTTGGCGCCATGATGCAAGCTGAACGTAATCGGTTTGGTATTCCCGCCACCGAAAGCTACGAAAGTACTTTTGATCCATCTAAATTTGTTCGCTCAACCCCCACCTATGCCCCAGAAAGTGTTTATCGCCCTGAGTATAGGGACTATACAACTGCGGCTGAGGGTGGCATTGTACAGTTAGCTAACGGTGGTCCAGTTGAGCGTATGAGCATGATGAATACGGCTATGAATCCACAAGGTGGTTTGTACCCACAAGGCATGATTGACAAGACTCAATATGCAACACCAACACAGCGTCCAGTAAGTGCCGAATTGATGATGGATGCTCCAGCTTATGAGCGTTCTAATCCTATGCTTATGAATGAGGGTGGTATTGCAAATATAGTCGAAGCCGCTAAAGCCCAAGGGTTAACCCTCGATGCCTATCAAAACATATATGGTCGAGGTAATTCAATTATTGAAATGGAAAAGCGCCTTAAAGAAGGCAAACCTATGACGATGGCTAGTGGTGGCATTTCTTCTCTAGGAGGGTATTCCGATGGTGGCAGAATGCTTAAAGGACCTGGCGATGGCATGTCTGATTCTATTCCTGGGGTTATTGCTGGTAAACAGCCCGCCCGACTGGCTGACGGGGAGTTCGTGGTTCCTGCTGATGTTGTCTCTCATTTAGGCAATGGCTCTACAGATGCTGGTGCTAAACAGTTATACGCCATGATGGACAAAGTACGCAAAGCTAGGACAGGCAAAAAGAAACAAGCTCCAGCAGTTAAAGCTAACCGTTACATGCCTGCCTAATGGACTTAAAGATTCAGCCAGTTGGGATTGATTACGTAGTACAGACTTGGCCTTTTGTAGAAACATATTTGAAGGAGGCGTTAGAAAAGGGAGAACCGGTACCTGAGTGGAGCGATAATTACGACATTTCCCATGTTCAAGGTTTTTTGACTTCGGGCTTGTGGACGTTGTTAGTTGCTACAGATGATAGTAACCAAGTGCATGGAGCGGCAACCGTGTCATTTGCTAATTATCCTAAGAACCGAGTCGCTTTTATAACGCTTATTGGCGGAAAATTAATATCTAATAAAGATACGTTTGAACAGATGAGCAACATATTAAGACATGCTGGAGCAACAAAGATTCAAGGAATGGCTCGTCCTGCTATAGCTAGGCTATGGAAGCGGTATGGGTTTGAAGAACGCACTACTTTGGTGGAAGTAAAACTATGAAACACTATTCTCGCCGTGAACTATACGCTTTAGGGGAACTCCTAGGTGAATCCGTAACCCAAGCCAAAGTTGGCGGTGGGCGTGTCTACGGAGGGGGTGGCTCAGGCGGCGGTGGTCCAACTCAAAGTACAACCGTTACTTCTAATATTCCCGAATATGCTCGTCCCTATGTGGAGAGTATGTTGGGCGCTGCGCAAAAGCAGGCGTATAAATTTGATGACGCTGGCAATATTGTAGGTTTTCAACCCTATGTTCCTTACGGTGCTACCGTAGGTCCTGGTGGTGAAATCACTAATACCGCTCAAGAACAAGCTCAGGCGGCGGTAGCTGGATTTAGCCCCATGCAGCAACAAGCTTTTAGACAAACAGCAAATCTACAGGTTCCAGGTCAATATGGAGTTGGTAGTCAGTTTGTTGGTGCAGGTGGTATGGGCGCTGCAAATCTAGCTACACAGGCTGCGGGGGTTGGACAAGGGTACTATGGGCTGGCAACAAATCCATATGCACAACAAGCGTTTATGTCGCCCTATATGCAGAATGTGGTTGACGTTCAAAAACAAGAAGCTATCCGTGACTATGGAAAGACGTTGCCTGGCATGCAGGCGCAAGCTGTTCGTCAAGGAGCTTTTGGTGGAAGCCGTCAAGCTATTGAGCAAGCAGAAGCCCGCCGTAATCTAGGTACTCAATTAGGTCAAATTCAAGCTCAAGGCTCACAACGGGCATTTGAACAGGGCCAACAAGCGCAACAATTTGGAGCTAATTTAGGTTTGCAAGGCTTTGGCACAGCCCTTCAGGGTACTGGGCAATTAATGGGTGCTGGTAAATCGTTAGCCGATATTGGTGGTGCTCAGTTTCAAGCACAACAAGGCATTATTGGTCTGCAGTCTCAAGCTGGTGCCCAGCAACAAGCTCTTGAACAACAACGGGTTAATCAAGCAATTCAAAATTACGCTCTTCAGCAACAATACCCACAGCTACAGTTGTCTACAATGAGCAGCTTGCTGCGTGGTTTGCCATTGCAACAAGCGACAACCCAGCAGTATCAAGCGCCTCCTAGCGCTATTTCTCAGATCGGTGGTTTGGGAACAGCAGGTATAGGTGCTTACGGCTTAGGACGTGCAGCGGGAATATTTAGAGCGGGTGGTAAGGTCAAATCGTCTGATGGCTTGGCTGAGCTAGGTCTTTACAATGTCATGAGTAAGGCAGGTTAATATGATTGGTAGCCTAATGAGTCGGATGGCGGATGCCGAGAAGTTATCCATTCCGCAATTAAATCAAGCCGTCAAGAACGGAACAATCCCAGCCTATGTAGGCGTGCCCCTTATTCAAGAAAAAATGAAAGCAGAGCAAGCTGCCAAAGCAATGGTAGCTCAGACTCAAGCCCAACCCCCTCTTGCTCGTCAAGTTATGGAGCAAGCAGATATGATGTCTGGTTTAGAGAAGCTTCAGTCTAATCTACCTGAAGAAGGCTATGCTGGTGGTGGCATTATTGCGTTTGCAGAAGGTGGTGTATCTTTGCCTGATGAGGACGAAGACGAAGAAAAGAACTTAATGAGCCGCCTCATGGCTGGTATTACTAGCCTTAAACAAGGTGTAAGTGACAGAATCCCGTCTAGCGATGCTATTAAAGAAAGCATAGTCAACAAAATGCCGTCTAGTATGCGTAGCGCAATATATGACGGTCCTCAAAGAGGGGACTATGTATCACCCCCAGCAGAACGTCGTGCCCGTGGCGATCACAAATATGAGAATATGGTTGCAGCAGAAGCCGAGCGTATTGGTCTTGACCCCAATATTGCTGTCCATGCACTCTACAAAGAAACAGGCAACCTAAAAAATCCTGAGTCTGCTCGTTCCCGTGCAGGTGCCTTGGGTGTTATGCAGTTAATGCCTAAGACCGCTAAAGAGCTTGGTGTTGATCCACTCAATCCAGAAGATAATATCCGTGGTGGGGTGATGTATCTCAAGAAAATGTACGACAAATACCAAGACCCAACACTTGCCTTAGCTGCTTATAACGCAGGACCTGGTCGAGTTGATAAGGCTTTGAAGAGTGGTAGAGGTATTGAAGGATTGCCCCGTGAAACACAGAACTATGTCATGGCTAGAAACATGGCAGGTGGCGGTATTGTTGCGTTTTCAGCAGGCGGTACTTCGATGCCCGAAGTAGATTTTGAAGCCATAGATCCTTTGACTGGTGCGCCTTATGTAGTTCAAGGTCCGCTTGAGGCAGTTGGGCGCGCAGCAAGGAGTGGTAAATCTATTAAGGAATACTATAACGAAAAACCAGCTACACCAGCTGAGAAGAAACCCCAATTTAATTTCCCACCTCAAGGGGGTATTGGACCAACAGATGCAGAATTAGGTAGAAATGCGCCTACAGATGCTGCTCCAGAAGCGTATAAAGAACCCCCAGCAGATAGAGGTATATCTGATATTAAGAACCTACTTAAACAGCGTATGGAAGAATCTGGCAAGCAAAAACGTATTGATGCCTATATGTCCCTACTCCAAGCTGGTCTTGGCATGATGGGCGGTTCTTCGCCGTTTGCTGCAGTTAACATTGGTCAAGGCGCTGCTACTGGTGTTGCCGCTCAAATGGCTGCTCGCAGGTCTCAGGTTGCTGATGAGAACGCAATCCTAACTGGTCAACTTGGTCTATCCCGTGCAGAACTTTATGAGAAAATGCGTCGTGATGCTTTGAAGCAACAAGCTGAGAAAACTGCCGCAGAACTTGGGTTAAGAAAATCAGAACAAGGAATACGCCAACAAGCGCAAAATATTCGTTTAGGTGACTTGCGTCGTAAAGCTTCTGAAGACTGGGATAATAGCCCTCGTAAAGCACAACTTGAGGCTGACCTTGCTAAACAGAAAAAGAACTGGCGTCAGGATCCTAAACTTCTTGGTCAGTTTGAAATGGCACGTGGTAGATTTATTAACGAATTTGTTAATGTTGGGCAAGCAGATAGCACCCCAAACGCTTCTCAGCTATAAGGAATCTCCATGATCCTTGATTTACCCAAACTCGGGGCGGTTAGGTTTGACGATAATCTAACCCCAGAACAACTAAATGCTGAGCTAGACAGGCTTGCTAAGAAATATGAGTTTGAGCTACCTCAAGCTGAAATGGGTTTTGGGGAGATGGCTAGTAAAGCTCTTACCCGTGGTACTAAACGTTTAGGTTCTACTTTTGGGGACATCATCCCTGCCATGGGTGCAAAAGCCCTTGGATTTGAAGAGTATGCACAGAAACAATTAGGCGAAGCTGCTGAGACCGAGCAAGAGATAGCCAAGTATTACGCTCCTCAATATCCTGAACTTAAAGACGTAAAGGGTATTACTGACGTTCCTGGCTTTGCTCTTGAGACCATCATTGAGCAGATACCCAATATTGCTACCTCCATAATTCCTGGTGTTGGCGCTGGTGTTATCGCTGCACGTACTGGATTAACTTCATTGGGCAAGAGCCTTATGGTTCAGGGTGCCGAGCGTGGTTTGGCTGGTCGTGAATTAACCGAGTTTGTAGCGCAAGGAATGGCGCAAGGTGCCGCAACCCGTCAGGCAGTAGGTCAAGGCGCTGGTGTGTTCCTAGGTTCCTACGCCCAGAATGCCCCTGAAATATTCCAAAACATCTACCAAGAAACGGGTCAGATGGATGTGCCTGCCTCACTATTGTTTGGTGCTGGTTCTGCTGCCTTAGATTCTGTTCTCCCCGCACAATTAGCTAAGTCCCTAACGGGTCCAGTCAAAGCAGGTATTGTTGAGAAGGTGCTTGAGAAATCAGGCATGGACAAAGGCTTACTCCGTTCTATAACAGCAGGTACCTTAAAAGGTATGGGTGCAGAAGGTTTAACGGAAGGCGCTCAAGAAGCAATCAGTATCTATGCCGAGAACTTTGTAGGCAATAACCCCCAAATATTTGAGAGTGCGGACTGGAACCGCATCATGGAGTCTAGTGTCCGTGGCGCTGTTGCTGGTTCTGCCTTTGGTGGTGCAGGGGGTGTTGGGTCTAGAGTTCAAGAAAAACGAGCAGAATTTGCGGAGCAGCAAGCTAAGATAGCCGAACAACAACGTCAAGAATTAGCTCGCCAAGTAGAAGAAGCTAACTTAACTATTGACGAATACAACGCCTTACAGAAACAAGGCATGCTTCCGGGTTTAGAACTCGGTGCATATACTAGCCGCCTTATAGAGCCTAAAGCTAAAGAAGAAGCTCAGAAGGAACTTAAAGGTAAACAGTTGTCGCTATTTGACGAGCAAGGCTTACCAACTAAAACTGCCGAAGCATCCAGAGTTAAGGGCGACAAAGCTGAAGCCAATAGGTTACGTCAGTTGCAGCAAAAAGAAGCTGCCGAATTAAAGGCGTCTCAGGCAAAACTTAAAAAGTTTCTTGCAGCTAAACAAGGCGAATTAACCTTAACAGAAGCCCCACCTGTAGCAGGTATGGCGGTAGAAGGACAACCTGATCTATTTGGTGCACCCCCTGCCGCACCCATTACACCTGTTGCGGAACCATCGGTAGTAAGTAAGCCAGTTAAGCTTACACCAAAAGAAGTTGCCACAAAGATAGACGATGGCGTATTAGGAACTTTGGGTATTGGACCTACCGCACTCATACGTAAAAACAAGTTGCTAGAAGGCAAAGACATATCTAATCCTGCAGATGCAGCGGAAGTAAAACGGGTGCTAGAAGCCTATGCTGACCGAAAGAACCTTAGCACAAATATTCGTGAGAAAGTTGAAGAGTATCTAAGCCGCCCAGAATTTACACAGGAGGTAATAAGTGAGCCTATTTCAGAACCTGCCGGACCTGTCGGAGGAGCAGTACAGCCAAGCCTTCCAAGCGATCAGCAACAACCTACCTTTGCACGCACTCCCGAGACCATTGCAGGACCTGTCGGGGGAGGATTGGTTACTGCTGGACCAGCTCCTGTATCTGTTGCTGGAGGAGAAGAAGCAGTCGGTGGTGCATTAACTAAAAAGCAACAAAACGATTTAAAGAAAGCTCAAGAGCGCCTACAGCCTGCTATTGACGAAGAGAATCAGTTTATTGCTGAGACTGACAAACGGGTACTGGACTTTATTAGTATTGACATGGGTAATACAGAAGGTCTAGAAGATACCGATGCATTTAAGTTAATGCGCATTGCCCCGCTCACCCAAGAATATGTACGTCTAAAAGAAGTTACTGAGCAGATTGCGGACGCTAAGCAGCGTGAAAAGAACCTTCGTCAGTTAGAGCTTATTCGTGATGCACTAGCTAGGTCTTCTCCTGAGGCAGTGCTTCTAGCAGAACAACAAAATAGCAACACTATTGGTGAATACACAAGAAGTGTAAATGGACTAGCTAGGGCGGAACTAGCTATTGAGCAAGAGGCACGCCCCCCATCTGCCCAAGCCACCCAAGAACAAATGATTGAGCAAGAACGTGAAGACGCTCAAGAATTACAAGATGAAGCGTTAGCTGCTCAGATGGCAGAAGACTTTGTTAATTCTAACGTTGCTAAAGCCATACAAAGAAACGAACTTGGCAACGCCTTAGACGCATTGATTAAGGCTGAGAAGAACCCAGAAGTTAAAAAGATTCTGCAAAAGATAAAAGGGATGGGTCTCAAGACCGCCATCAGGGTAGGCAAGATTCAACCTAAACCCGGCAAGATGAATATCTATGACTTTGCTGAGTTTGATCCTGCTACAAATACGATTACCTACGATCCAGCTTTCCTTAACAAAAATACGACTATCCATGAAATAGTCCATGCTGCCGTATCTAAAATACTACTTAACCCAAATCACCCACTTACTAAAGAGCTAACTAAGCTGTACGAAGGTGTTTATAACCAGCTAGGTAGTAGCTACGGTGCATTGGACATCCATGAGTTTGCTGCTGAATTAATAAGCAACCCAGAGTTCCAAGCTACCCTTAAGGCTATCAAAGCCCCCCGTGGCGGCAATATGTTCCAGCGCATGATGCAGGCTATTGCAGAGTTCTTTGGCTTCCGTAAGGGCACCTCGGCTTATGACAAGGGTTTACGCACCATCAGCGACATCATTGACCTATCTGGCGACGTAGAAGCTAGTGCTGCTGACAAGATGTATCACGGTGTTGGACCTAGTGTAAAACAAGGATTAAGTGTAGTTGGGCAGATTGGTCAGAGCATGCCCGCTCTTGCAGGTCGTACTGTAGATCAAACCAAAAACTTCTTTAGTAACGTTCAAGATTACGGCTTACTAAAAGCAGGTATGGGTCTGCTCCGTCTGGATAACCTTAATACGATCTACGGCAAAGAACTGCCCTCTATCCAGACCTTAATTGATGCTCTCGAGAAGCGTAATGGTCAGCAAGAACAAGAGATCAAGAAGATTAATGACAACTACAAACGATTTAGTGCCGCAGTAAAAGCAGATCCTAAAGCTGCCGAACGCATGAACAACATGGCAGTTGATGCTCGTCTTGCGCAGGTAGATCCTCTTGACCCTAACTTTAAACCTACAGCTGCTAATGCGGCAGAGTATCGCAGGCTGCGTTCTGTATATACAGGCTTACCTGCCGACCTGCAAACAACATACAAAGATATTCGTCAGGCATATGAAGGCGCCTTACAACGTTACGAAGATTTGTTGCTACGCAACGCTTCGCCAAGCATGCGGGATAAACTTAGACTTGAGTTTGAGGCACGTAAAAAGCTAGTTGCCTACATTCCGTTCTTGCGTAGTGGCGACTATTGGTTAGAGTATGCAGATCCAAAGTCTGGGGAACGCACTGTACAAGCTTTCCAATCGGCTCGTGAGCGTGATAACTTTGTCGCTAAAGACCTGCCTACAAATACTAAAGTTCGCAAATATCGTAACCTGCATGAGGCTCGCTTTGTAGCTAGTGAGGTACCACCTACTACGTTTATTGGCGGCATTATCCGAGACCTAAAGCAGCAAGGTGCTACAGATGCAATGGTTGATAGCGTATATCAGTCTTACCTAGCCTTGATGCCTGCGGAGTCAATATCCAAGCGATTTATGAAAGCCGAAGACGTACTTGGTATGGAGCGAGATATTGTCCGTGGCTATGGCGACACGATGATTAAGTGGTCTCGTAAGTTGGCTGACTCCGAGTATGCACCTCAGATTGACCGTGCTATTACTGGCGTTAAAAACGAAGCGTCTGCTATTGGCACAAGTGATGTAGCTGCTGTATCCGACACAATTAATGAGCAGTCCGCTTTCTTCCATAATCCTACCTATGGCAAAGTAGTTAGTGGCTTAACCTCATTTAGCTATTTTGAGTACATTGCAGGTAACATATCGTCCGCATTAATTAACTTAAGCACGTTGCCAATGTTCACTTGGCCTATTTTAGGGGCTAAGTTTGGCTTTGATAAAGCTAGTTCCGCCATGCTTGCAGCAGGTAAGGTAGTTGCCAACGGACTGGATAAGGACCCTAAATACAAAGCCTTGTATCAATCTTTAATGGATCATGCTCAGTTTGAGCACACCATGGCTCGTGAAGTTCTTGAAGCCCGTCGTATGACAACAGGTGATTACCTGGGCGTAAAAGCTAAGATTCTCGATACCTTATCTATTCCGTTCTCCGCCACTGAGCGTTATAACCGTGGGGTAACTGCTGTAGCTGCTTTTGACTTAGCCCGTGCACAGGGTATGAGTGAGGCTGATGCAATTAAATATGCAGTAACTACTGTTAAAGACATCAATACTTCAGGTATGGCGGTAACTGCGCCTAAATATATGCAGTCTCCAGTAGGTCGTGTGTTCTTTACCTTTAAGTCATTTGTATGGAACAGCGCATTTGTTGTGGCTCGTGCTTTCCATCAGGCATATAAAGGAGAAAGCAAAGAAGTTCGCCGCATTGCACAACGACAGTTACTTGGTATATACGGTATGGCTGGTGCCTTTGCTGGAGTTAAGGGATTACCATTCTTTGGCTTTGCAGAAACCGTAGCCCAAATGCTTAATGCTCTGTTTGGTGATGACGACGAGCCATTTAACTTTGATGAAGAGATGCGTAACTTCTTTGGTGAGCTGCTTTACAAGGGTCCTACAAACTTCTTAACCAATCTCGAGATAGCCAACCGTACCGGAGTGGCTCAAGATCTAATCTTCCGTGATGATCCACGTGGTATTGCTGAGCATGGTTATGTATTGTCCGCCATGAAGAACGCATTTGGTCCTGCTGGCTCTTACTTAATTGGCGCTGAGCGTGGCATTAAAGCCATGAACGAAGGACAAGTAGAACGGGGCATTGAGTCGCTAGTACCTAGCTGGGTACGTAACGGCATGAAGGGTATGCGGTATATGTCTGAAGGCGCCTTGACTCTGAAAGGCGATCCAATCGAAGAAGATATTGGTGCGTATAACAGCCTCATGCAGATTATTGGCTTCTCCCCCGCCTCTCTGTCTTCTACCTACGAAAAGACATCTGCTGCAAAAGGCTATGACCGAGAGGTAGCCCAGCGTAAACAACGTCTACTTAACAAGTACGACATGGCACGGACTGCGGGTGACTCTGATTTGATGACGGAAACCAGAGAAGAGATAGAAGCTTTTAACTCTAGGCGTACAAGTCCAAAAGACAGGATCACGGGAGATACTTTAAACAGGTCTCAGAAAGCCCGTCAAGCTGCGGAAAAGAACATGATTAACGGTGTAACGTTTAGCCGCAACAGAAAAGCTGAAATCGAAGAGAAGTTCTTTAACGACGAAGACTGAAAAAAAGACCCCTGACTGGCAGGGGCCTAAACTTCTTTATGTCTGAGGAGACAAGAGAAGAGTGCTTGGGTCAGAGTATATCATCAAGTCTCCAGACTCGTAAACCATACTTGCCCTTCTCCACTACCTGTTTACAAAGCACCTTAATCCCAAGCCGAGTAGCCTCTGTCTCCACAAACCGCTGGGTAAGACGTCGATCTATACAGGGCACAAAGAAAGAGGTGCCGGGTTTAAACTTCTCCCACTGAATCAGCAGTGGAAGGTTCAGAATTGTCAGCATTTAGAAGCACGTTCTCATTAAAAAATTCTAGTTTTGTTGTGTCAAACCACAAGGCATTTACGGCGGCTTGAGTATTAGCCACAGTTCCTGCGGTCATGCGCTTTTTCTTCGTCCCCAATAAAGCCCCGCTCTTGCGGTATGGGATTAAAGATTCCTCAAAGTTAGCTTGGTTCTTGACGCAGTCGTCTCTAAAGCTCTTAACAACAATATAAATAATCTTGGTGTCAGGCTCATAGCGAATAGTCAAAGCACCTTTAGGTTCACGGATTGGACCATGCTCCAGCCCAGTACGACCATCACGGTTGCCGTTAATAACTAAGGTCTCATTAAAGTGACGTTGCAAGAAGCCACCCAAATAGTCATCGCTATCAAACATATACTCACGATTGCGTAGGCGCGTCTCTTTAATTAGATTGATACCGTAGTCAAATACAGGCTGGATCTTGATGTCATGTAGACCTAGGGTCTTGGCTACTGTGCCCCCCGTAATAGCAATTGTTGCCATAGCAGACCAATACCGCTCGGTACTTCTAATCTCTGCGTGGGCGTCTACCTTGACTTGGATCTCTGCCATCTTTGCTAAAACCATGGGCAACTGACCAACTAATGCCTGAGCGTACGGCTCGATAGCGTGCCCGTAGTTACTCATTAATCGTCCGAAGTGTTGCTTAGACCAAGTTGGGTCATCGTATGGGTCAGGCTTTACATGGGGCTCCAAGATACGCATTAGTTCGCCTTCTGGAAAGCTCTTTATAGATAGCAGTGAATCAGTTACGGACCTATTAGACGAACTTACTAAACCCAAAGACCACTTGGCATGGTTCAGACGCTCAGCATTTTCCTGCGACTTCATACGGTTCTTGCCCCTGCCTGACGTTACGTCGTAGACCTGATTGGACATTTGCTCAGGAGGCATATTGGTTATCTCATCTAGCGTGGCGCACAAACTTTGCATGGTACCGAGTCGCTGCATCCTAGAGTTGTAGGTATCTTTAGGGGACATGAGTAATTCTTTTGGGCGACCATATATGGAGTTGATCGCATGTAAGACGGTGGTTTTGCCACTACCGCTTTCCCTACTAAGTAGATTAAGGAGAAAACCGTCAAGATTAGTAAAGCGCATAAGAAGAGACCCGAAGCCCATGAAAAAAGCAAATGCCCTAGCTTCCATACCCTCTCTCGAGTAAGCATTGATAACATCTTTCCAAACATGAAAATCTCCTTTTGGCTGGAACAGAGGCGCGAGTGGCAGTGTCGGTGCAGATGGTGGGCTGTATGCAACTTCCGTTGCACGGATTTCTCTGTCGCCAACAATAATACCGCTCTCGTTTTCTAGCCAACCGAACTGCTTGTGGGCTTGTTCTGCCCCCGATGTAAGCTGCAATTCCTCTACCCACTTGGTTACATATGACATAAGTTCATCCTGTTTTTTACCTAATACAGTCACGCCGTACGAGGCAACTGTGTCTCTGAATTTCTCTTTAGCCAGCACCGCAGTTAAAGGCATGATGAACTCACGCACTCCGTCTTTGGGCAGGTGCAATCTAAGCAGTATGGTCTCGCCGTGGTCAGGGTCAGCCATCCGTTTAACCACATAAAAATCATATGGGTAAATCAAATCATCAAACTCTTCGTCGTCTTCCTTGGACTTTTTATGCACAAAGATACCGCCTGACTTGCCCCTAAAGAATGGGTATGGGTACTTAGGGATAGTGTAGGTCTTAAGTTCCTTGGTAATTGGCTCAACCTCTATTACCTGTTGCTCTTCCTCGGCTTCGACAATCTCTTTGCCAAGCTGAATTGGTGAAGTAAATTTATGGGTGCAACCCTCACACCCGCTGGGGTTTAGCTTCTTGAATGTTTCACAGGTGTACGGGCCCTTGGTCTCATTGGCTTTCTTATCAGTATCTTCTACGTTGTACTCGGGGTGATTCTTAGACAGGTTATGAATTGCTTTTTCCCTGTCCACGCATTGATGGGCAATAGATAGCCCTGCTCGCCAAAGAGGTTCCTCTATCGTAGTTTGGTTCTCGTAGATATGCAACAGTTGATTGCACCCAGTACCTTCAATGGATTTGACCATGATGGTCTTAAACCGTGACTGACTGCTACCAATCAGTGCCATCGTTACTGCATCCATAGGGCGCTTAAACTCAGACTTCTCAATAGCTTTAAGAATGTCGTCCGTTGGTTTTAAGATTCCTTCTATAGCACTAAGTGATAAGACTGGTGCTACGTACAAAATTTGCACTGGTAAAGGATTCAGTATGTCCTTCAAATGCATCGTTTCAGGAATCCGTAAAATTCGAGCAGCATCAGCTGGTACAGCGGGGTCAATATGGAACTGGTTCTCTACTGATAAAGCCTTGAGTCGCTCAGCAAAGGGCTTCCATTCCTGCCTAGTAATGGCTTTGTCTAGAACCCAGTACACGTGTGCCCCACGTCCAGACTGAATGATTGTAGGTTTGGGTAAACCTGTGGTCTTGCAGAACTGCCGTAATGCCACTAGCCCGTCGTCTAGCGTTGCATATGGTTTGTCTTCTCCACAATCCAAATCAATAAAGAAAGATTTTAGTTCTAGCGCATTGGTTGCATACCGCCCTTGATCGGCAGAACCGAATTTAGCCAGCGCAAAGAATGCGTTGTAGTTATCCTCTAGTAGCTTGTCCGCTCTAGCACTGATTTCTTCAATGCTACTAACAAACTTCTGTCTTATATTGCCTAGGGAATCGTTGCCCCATACGCAGTAATTCTCCCCTTCTTGTAGGGGTGGTAGTACTAAAGAAAGAAACTCTGTCCTCGAAAGCATAGCCGTCCTATATGAGCCGTCGTTGTTATAAAAAGGAATGGGCAGGGGTGTGACGGCATACACCCTTTTCGGTAGCTAACCTAGCCCCCCTCATAAGCTTATTTTAATTTATCAACTAGTTTTTTCATCTTCTCAGCGTGTTTGCCGGAGACTATAGATTTACCTCGAAACCAAGAATATACAGTCATTCGGCTTACTCCAAAGAAACTCGCTACGTCAGATACGGGTATATCCTTATTAATACAAACCCTACCTAGTTGAACTCCCAATAGCTGGGAGTCGGCAGATTTGATCTCATCCGCCATCAGAAGCGAATATCCCTTTGGCATTATGCGTCATCCCATTCGGTCAGCAGCTTTGAGATGTCTTTCTTAGGAGCAGGGGCTTCTTCTTTCTTTGCCGTACGCTTAGTAGGTTCTTCAACTGCCTCGACTTCCACAGTTACCGACTCTACCTTTGCTTCTGCTTTAGCTTCTAACTTAGCAGGTGGCTTAGCATTATCTACCTCTGCAACCGTCATAGTAATAGCCGACTTAGCCGCAGCGGACTGTCCTTGTTGAATTGCTACAGCGTGCTCTTCTGCATCCAATACACGTACTGGTTTGAAAGCCAACTTAGGTGTTGCGCTATCAGTATCAAAACGCATCTCAGTTACAACCGCAGTGATGGGCACACCCTTACTACCAATCATCTTGGCATAAGTTTGCAAAGGCCATTTGCCTGGCTCGCCTGCACCGAAGATAGATGACGCTGGCAAGGTTAACTGAAGAATCTCACCACCAACATCGTTGGCTAATACAACTGCCAAACGTTGGCTATAACGGCAAGCACGGCTATCGCCTTGACCTGAACCCTTGGCATTTTGTGGGCAGTCCACGCAACGCTTGGATTGTGGGTTCTCCGACTTTGGACTAGGCACTTCGCCATCAGAAGACCAGCAGTCAGGTGCAGTTACTTCGCCTTCTACATATGTCTTAGCATAAAACGTACGAGATACTTTTGGTGAAGCGGCTACGATAACTACGTTCATCGCACGGTCTTCGTTCTTTGCTACTTCTTTGCCGCTAACCATCATGCGCCATACACCGCCTTTGATGGAAATACGCTTCATACCACTTGTACCACCGCCACCCATTAGGGCTTTGGTTGTATCGTCTAACTGGGTTTCTTTTAAATAACTAGGTAGACCCGAACCTAATACAGATAATTCATTACTCATTTGTCGCTCCTCTAAAATTAAAAACAAGTTGTGTTGCAATTACCCCATTGGTCACAACATACTGTGCATACAACGAATCTACCATCCGCAGTTGTGATGGTTTGTGTGCGACAGTTAGCATAGACCGCAGTGGCAAAAGCAAGAGTTAAAAATCCTACTAGCACTCTTTTCATAACTACTCCTATCTTTTGACAATTGCAATAGTTTGTGTTGCATCCGCATTTAGCCCCGGCGGATGTAGATCGGGGTTTTCTTCTAAGAACTGATTCATGTTTGTAGTGTTGATACGTTGATGTAGCAACGCAAATGCATCATGTTCTCTGATGAAGTTGTACATGGACTGCCAATCGTTAGTCCAATATCTTTTTGTTGTGCGCATTGAAATCGTACCGTATTCCGTACGCATGGTTTGTACACCTTGTTCTTTGCACAACTCTAGTATTTCCCTAGCAACTAGGTCTTGTTGTTCTTGCAGTTCGCTTACTTCTTTTTCTAACTCAAGACGTTTAGCACGGATTTTTGTGTAAATCTTAGCCAGCCTCTCGGCATTTACTTCACTCATTAAGCACTCCTTTATATTTATAACTACTATATTAATACTAATCTGTACTTTGTCAAGTACCTTGCACAATATTTTTATACAGGTCGATTAGTCGTGCATGAATATCAACCTTCTCTGACAACATCTTGTAGATTCTTCTCTCTACGGGTGAACCCTGAATGTGAACTACGGTGCAAGGGTTACGCTGCCCGGCCCGGTGGACACGTGCGTTCGCCTGCAAATATGTTTCTATGGATGTAATTGGACCCCACCAGACAACAACGTTTGCCGCATGTAATGTAACTCCATGAGCAGCCGCTTGCGGTTGTATTACAAGGACTTGCGGGGTGTCCTCTGTTTGAAACCTAGCAAATATCTCGGTACGTTTAGTCGCAGTTACCCCGCCGTGTATGGTCTCCGAAGTAATGCCGTTATTTTTTAATTCTTCTGCGATGATGTCGATGGCATGTCTAAATGGTGCGAACACAATAACTTTGTGGCTTGCTTCCTCAATAACCTCAAGCAACGCGGTCATTCTAGATTTGGCATCAAACGCTACGATCTCCCCACTATCCGAATATACTGCACCGCAAGATAACTGAAGAAGCTTGTTTAAATTAGCCGCCGCATTTACTGTCGAGATTTCTTCCCCTGCCGCTATGGTCAACATGTTTTTACGTAAGCTCTCGTAATACTTTAGCTGTTGTGTTGTAAGCGGTACTTCACGAGTTACGTAGGTCATGTCAGGCAAGTCAAGGCACTCTTCCTTGGTAAAACGGATTGCTGGTTGTAGCACCTCATGCACAGTATTCTCAGAACTAATTTTGGGTATCCACTTAAATGTTGTAATGCGTTGCATTACCATGTCCCTAAAAGCACCAAAGAACTTGGGTACCCCTGACGGATTGATAATCTTGGCTAGTCCGTACGCATCAGTAGGCGACTGAGAAGCGGGGGTTCCTGTCAGCATCCATACCCACATGGTAGGGCGTAGAGAAGTGTTAAGTGTCTTCCAACGTTTGGTAGATACGTTTTTGTAGGCATTTGCCTCGTCAATCACAATTAGGTCAAAGTTCTTTACGCAGTCCTTAATAATTTCTAGCCCGTCATAGTTACAAATCACAAACTCAGCCGAACTGTTGGCAGCTTCAATTCTTTTTTCTTTCGAGTAGCTGTGGGCTATGGCGCAACTGCGATGCATGGCAAACTTAAAGAGGTCATTTTCCCAAGCCGACTGCATAATAGATAGCGGACATAACACCAAGACTCTCTTAATAACACCGAGGTTCATCAAATAGTCGGCAGCCCAAATCACAGACGACGTCTTACCTGTGCCTTGTTCGTTAAAACAGAAAGCCCGACGATGTAAGGTTAAGAACGATGCAGTTGTTTTTTGATGGTCGAACGGTTTGTATAGCCCAGGCCAGTCGTAGTGCGCCTCAATGGGAGATGGCACATTCTTGATGTGTAAGTTCTTTAATACTTGGGCTTCTTCCAGCCCCCACTTGACAAGCACTTCCCCCGAATCTAGTATTTTCGATTTAGGAATTACTGTTGTAATGCGTTGCGGCTCTTTAATCCTTAGCAGGAGAGCCTTGTTATCTATTATTTGCACTCTACTCTTTCCAATAGGGTGTAGACCAAAACCGAAGTTTTGATCCACGTTTTAATTCTAGTACTACTTAAAACTTTGTCAAGCTTTTTTGCGTTCCCGCTTACTTACTTCTGAAACTAAATTCTTTTTTGTATCCCGTTTAAATGAGCGATTTGCGTTGTCGGTTTGCACTTTCAACCCATCTTTATTACTACCGCCTTTATCTAGTGCCTTTTTATGGGACACATCCATGCCATCGCCCTTAGTTACCTTGCCATCTTTGGCTAAAGTTGCACGAGCTTTATTGCGCAACGCACGATTCTTAATCTGTTCGGGTTTCCCCTGATAAGTCTCGTACTCACGCTTGTAGTTACGATCTTCTTTGTTTTTGTAAGGCACGATTACCTCCCTAGTAATTCACTTATTTTCTCAGCTTCGAGAATGGTTTGCAATGCTCTTAAAAAATCACGGTTCTCCACCCCACCACGCATTGTTATTTTTACTTGATTAGTTGTTAATTGATAGCTTTGGTCTTCGTGTTTAAATTCCACCACTATTTCGTTACCGCACTCGTTTTCTACAGTAAATGTAGTCTCGCTATCTTTAGTAAGTTCTTGCTCACTGGTATACCTAAAATCATGATAATGCCCCTCACCTTCTTTTAACGAGTCGCTGTATCGAATATCAAGGCTCATCGGTAACTTCCTTTCCCATTGTGGATGCAGTCTTTAACCACGCACCATGCCTTGCAACTGAAGTTAGGCTTGGGGTTCCAAACGTTTACCTCATAGGATTTCTCAAGTCGGTGCGTATCTTCTAGCCATTGCACCCATGTTTTCTCATGCTCGGCACGCTCATATTTGGTCTTAATAAAGTCATTTGCCACCACGAATAGCAGACCCGCCTTGATGGTTTCGACCTCGGGGAAGTGCTTAAATATGGCTAGGGCAAGCAAGTCTAGTTGTTTGGTATCCGCATACTTGGAACTCTTGCCCGTCTTGTAATCGAGCAGGGTAGCTTTATCTCCATCCACAGCTAAAAAGTCGGGGATGCCACGCCACCAAACATCTTTACCAAAGAACTCACAAGGCTCCAGGGCCCTGGTCAATCCTAAGCGATGCTCACAAAGATGTTGTCCTGTGATCTTACGGACTGGCTCAAGTAGCTCACGCATAAATGCATACTTCTCAGGCACGGGGATACCATCCCTAATAAAGTCTTCCGCAGCTTTGTGGACTTCCTTGCCGTAAATCATAGCCTCAGACTCAGGTTCTTTAATGTTTTTAGCTACCCGCAAGCGGTAGTATTTATGGGGGCATTGCTTAAACAAGTCTAGGCTTGAGTAAGACCAAGTATATTCAATCACTTATGACTTTCGTGTGTAGCTAAGTTGTTCTGCCCTAGCTCTGTGATTTCATAACCATGACCTTTCAGGTATTCAAACAAAGCGGTGCGCTTCTCCTGAAACCACGGCTTCCATGTCCACGCTTCAAAGATAATGGGCGGGTAGTTACTTGCCTTGATTGTTTCAATACCACCTTTAATTACCTCAAGTTCATGCCCTTCTACATCAACCTTAATTAACTTAATGTTGTCAAGGGTAAGAAAGTCTAACGGGGCTACATCAATCCGATCAGTTGTGTTTACAGTACTGCACTCGTACTCATTCTCACGAACTTCTTTGTCAATACTAAATGCACCGATGTTTGTTTCCGCTGTATAGTCAGGCATTGCAAGATCAATCGACGCATTTTCGTTAGACAACGCTAGTTCATATACATACACATTCTCTAGGCTGTTGATAACTACGTTGGCACATAGCTGGTAGCTTACTATCCGTTGTGGTTCAAACGCATGAAACTTTAGCTTAGGAATCTTTCGTGCAAGGGGTACACAGAATGTACCTAGGTTTGCACCGATATCCAGCACTAATCCATCAGGCTTATCCATTAGTATCTTTAACGCAAGCTGGTGGATGTCGTTCTCGTACAGTTCTTTCTTCAAGTGATTCGATATTAAATCTTGCCCCTTGAATACAAGAAACTGTGTACCGTCTACTTTAACTAGTTCACAGTTTGGTATCATCTTTTAATCTCCTCAAAATTGTAAAACCATTCGTCCTTGGCGCTCCACTTGGCATGGTTTTCTACGCTATGTACCTCGGTAGGAATGCGGAAATCAGGTGTTTTAAGCACGGCAGGCACAAGGGATACGTCATACCAAAGACAACGGTTGTTCGGTTGGCAGGCAAACTGTCCATTGTCTAACTTGATAAAGTTGTACGACTTATGTTCCTCGACCCCCTCACTAAAGGTTGTATCCAAGCGATTACTGTCAGGATCGGCAAAGTCAATGGTGAATAAGTAATTACCAAAGTGAAACTGCTTATCCTTACCAAAGTATTTAATCTTTAGCCCACGCAGGTTAGACTTCTCAATCACTGCCATATCGTAAGACAGACAGTCCCATATCTGTAAATGATCTAACGGCAACGGCTCGGTTACTTCTTTCCATACGTATGCACTAATGGGTAGCTTGTCATACAACGCACCATAGTTAGTCAGCATGGATTCAATACGAAACGCTTGCCCCTTGATTGCTTTGGCAGTCATCCATACGCATGGCTCTAATTCTCCATGCCCCTTCTCATGGTTGTAAAGGTACTCTTTACGCACAAAGCATTTAACGGGGGGTATATTGGCTACAAGGAATGTCATCTTAACCCCTTGGCAAAGTACCGCTAAAGTTATAGGTTCCGCTATGGGTTAGGTTTGCCCAAGGTGCGGCATATACTTTGAAGCCTGCCTTACGAGCAATCTTGCAGAAGTGGTAGTCCTCGGATAACAGTCGGTTTGTATCTTCATCAATGCTGGTATCAAAGTATTCGTGAATAATCTTTTTCTGTGGGTTCTTATCAACAATGAGAATCATGTCATTGGTATACGTTGGTACAGTTGGCTTTAATGTTTCAAACACGTTACGCTTAATTAGCATGAACCCTGTACCGCCGTTGTCAATCTCCATTGGCTCATTGATGTTGCCTGTGGACTCTGTCACACCACCTACTAAGTTAACCACAAACGAGCCTGTGTAATTGCCCAAGTCTTTATAGTCCACACCTTTTTGCACCGCATTATGTACTAACTGCCAGTTGATCTCTTTCTTTGGGTACAGTCCGCAGATAATATCTTTGTCAGCATCAATCATGCGCACAATGTCTTTTGGGTCAAAGCTAATGTCCGCATCAATAAACATTAGGTGCGTAGCATCTGACTGCATAAAGTCATAAGCCATGCCATTACGAGCACGAGTAATTAATGACTCATTCATCATGTACGAGTAATACATTTGGATATTGCGTGGTTGAAACGTCTGCACACAATTAAGAATACCCATGGTGTAACCGCCTACACATAGTCCACCGTACATCGGGGTTGCTATAAATAACTTAGCGGGCTTCGGTGCTTCTATTGCTGATACATTTTCTAACATTCACTACTCCTTTTTAATCTCTTCAAAGTTATAGAACCATTCATCCTTAGCACTCCACTTGGCGTGATTCTCAACGCTATATACCTCGGTGGGTATGCGGAAGTCAGGAGTCTTTAAGACAGCTGGTACGAGCGATACGTCATACCAAAGACAACGATTATTGGGTTGGCAAGCAAACTGCCCGTTATCTAAACGGATAAAGTTATAGCTCTTATGCTCCTCAACACCCTCTGAAAAGCTAGTATCTAGTCTGTTGGATTCGGGCGAGGCAAAGTCAATGGTAAATAGGTAATTGCCAAAATGAAACTGCTTATCCTTGCCAAAGTACTTGACCTTCAAACCCCGTAAGTTAGACTTCTCAATTACCGCCATATCATATGACAGGCAGTCCCATATCTGTAAATGGTCTAAGGGTAGCGGGGCTTCTACGGCTTTCCATACATAGGCATGGATTGGTAGCTTATCGTACAAAGCACCGTAGTTAGTTAGCATCGACTCGATACGGAAGGCTTGCCCTTTGATCGCCTTGGCAGTCATCCACACACAAGGCTCTAGTTCTCCATGCCCCTTCTCGTGGTTATAGAGAAACTCCTTACGCACAAAGCACTTGACGGGGGGTATATTGGCTACAAGGAATGTCATTTCTGAATCCTTTCCCATAACTCAGACAACGGCATCCCCTTAATCTCTCTCCAGCCTATGTATACACAGGCAAACATAATGAACAGAAAGAAGCTAAACACTACCGCAAAGATAAGCACCGCAAACGTAGCTACGAACAGGGCAAACAAATTAAGTATTGTGACGATCATTTTTAAACTACCCTATTTTCTTTGTAATTACCAACGGCATAGTCTTTGATAATCTTGCCGTTTTCTTCATCGCCCACTAGCATTGGGTCTATCCATACTTTCTTACCTGACTTTTTCATAGTCCGCCAATGACCTCGTCTCCAATGTAGTCGGGGTGATGCGTGTGTGCCATGTGGTATGGACGGCAACGCTGACTTTTTACCATCAACAGTAATTAATCTAAATTCAATCAAAGGCTTCTTACCTTTGTTCATTCGTTTCTTATTAACGGCAATTTCATCAGGGGTAGGAGCAGATACATACATATCGCCACCTGCTATGGTTAACATATACACAGCAATAATTGCAAGGTAGGACATGTTGTCCATGGTTTCGGGTTCCGCAAGTTCGTATTTATGTTTACGAGCAACAAACGGTTTAGACATTTTAAGTCTACCCTCTACAAAATGTAGTACACAATGGGCTATAAAATAACTTTTTCCTATTTCATTTGGTTTACTAAATAAAGCATTTATTGTTATGCGATCTTGATCTTGTGTTAGAAAAAAAGAATACAAAAGATTAACTGAGCCATCTTGTACTATAACTTCATCTGTTTCATCAGGGAAACCTTTATTTACTCTTTCTCCTCCTATTATTGTTATTTTTGGAAAGGGAAGACGTATTTCTCCAAGCGACTCAATTGCGCTAACCGCTATGTCATAGATTGGGCTACGACTACCAAGAAAGTCACGTTCAACTATTATTTTGGGGTGCTCAAGTATGCAATCAATAAGTTCTTGTGACTTTTCTTTATGCGCATCAAAATGAACATCAAAGCATTTACCTTGTTGTGCTAACTTAACAAAATCAGTAAACGCACTAAGTAGTTTGTTTTTTATTCCAGGATTTTCAATTGCACTTTTAACGTTTGAATAAATGTCTTCAGTAAACCCAATTGATGCAATTGGATATAGCTTGTTCCTATCTTCCCCGTGTATGTGACTACTAACAATCGCCATAGCTTCTCCCTATTCCTGACTCGCAACTTAATGGTAGGTCTTGTGCCCACTTGGGTCGCATTTTCATACACATCTCTACATACTCTTGACCCGCTTCCGCTTCTTGCTCAGGTATTACGCAAGCAATCGCATCATGCACAGTCATTACCACTTTATATTTTTTAGCCACTTGTAGCATCTGTTCACCAATAATAATTCGGGCTAACGCTTGGCAGACGTTCTCAATAACTTTCCCACCATATATTCTATTAGGCACAATTGCTTTACCTTTTCTGGTGTCGTAGACATACTCGTCCTTACCCTGCTCGTTACGCATCTTGCGTAGGTTAGGGTACTTTACATACAATCCGTTTGGTAAGCGAATGCCTTTTTTGCCCTCTACTTCGAGGACTCCTGCTTTACCTAATGACGCAGTTTGATTGTTAAGGATTGCGTCTAATGCTTTCCCTGCTTGATTCCATAGTTGCGGTATCCAATCATAAGTTTCTCGGTAGACTTTGATAATACGAGTGGCTTCCTCTTCTTCGATCTCCACATTAAACGTTTTGAGTTGCGTTTTGAATTTTGTGCTCCCCATGCCGTAACCACACCCCAATATAGTCGTTTTGCCAACGAACCTTTCGTCCTTGCTAATTTCTTCAGTTGCCTTGTTATATATAGACGACGCCATGATTTGGTATACATCTTCGCCCCTTTCAAACGCATCCACTAAATCATTCTGTTCAGCTAGCCACGCAAGGGTTCTTGCTTCTATTTGACTAGAGTCAGAGTCCACAACGACGTGCCCGGGAGGAGCCATAATTGCATCTTTGAGGATTGAGCCTCGTGGTAGGTTTTGCAGGTTGACCTTGTCGTCACCGCCCCAACGACCTGTATGAGCTGCATAGTAGCGTAGTGGTATGGGGAATAAGCCTCGCTGCGCTATCTCAATAAAGCGTTCAGTCCTTGTTTCTTCAATGGTTGACTTCACTCCTAAGCGCGCTGATGCTAACGCTTGCACCACTTCGTTTTCATGCTCAAGTAGTTCTTTGAACCCTTCGTCAGTCTTAGCAAATGCCCATGCCTCTTTGCCTGTCGTAGCACTAATCTTGCGTGGGGGTTCTATACCCTGCGCTATGAGCAACTCAGCAAACTTGTCATTGCTCATCAACAATTCTTTTTCTTTCTCAATGCTAGCTAGCAAACTTTCTTTTCTCTGCCGTACCACACCCAAGTGGTCATGTAGCAGATTGCCATCAAGCCATAGGCTAGGCTCGGAGAACATACGGATAGTCAGGTCAATAAGTCGTAACTCACTAGGAGGAAAGCCTGCACTTAGCTTCTCAAATAAACCCATCGTAAGCACCACGTCGTTTTTGCAATACTCGCCGTACTGTGCCAAGTCCTGTGCATTAAAGTCAATCCGACGTTTGCCCTGTGCTTGTAAGACTTCCGTGCCTTTTACCCCTAGTTCGTAGTGTTCAGCCAAGGCTTTTAAACTGACACTAACCTCAGTCCCATGTATGGCTCTCGCCATTGATAGCGTATCGGCAATGCCCTTGGGTCTTATATCAAACTGCCAAT